TGCGGTAATCTTATCGACAGCCTTATTAACTACAACGCAGGCGGCAAGCCCGAGGAAGCCCTAAAGGATTTCTTTGACGTTATCCGCTATTTGCGAATGTCGAACGGCGGAGAGGGTCCTGACTTTCTCTCGTCCAATGATATGATGACAACCAATAACAGCAAAGGAGGGTACTAATGCCTAAGAAGAAACTAATACAAATCGCCAAAGAACAAGAAGTTACGTTCGATGAAGCTATGCAAATCGCGACTGACAAACTGCCAGAGGGCGCACTCACAGGTAAAGGTAGGAACACCTGGGTAAGCGAGGAAGGTACAAAGATACTAGAGGACTCCTTGATGATTGATGAGATTATCCCGAAGCACTTCACTGGAGTTATTCTGGCAGAATGCCCTAACCCGAAGTACAACGTGTTCTTCAGCAAGGAAATTGGCAAGAGAGTCAACGTACTGCTGCCCCGTAAGTGGCAGGGCAAGTTAATCAAGAAGACAATCACCGTAGAGGCTATCGAGGATACCAAGGGTGTAAGTTACCGGTATGTCGGAAAGTAAAGACATCACGCTGGATCGAGCTTGGTGCAGGGAGCAATCCGACCGACTAGCAAGCTGGGAGATCCTTAGACGGCACGTTATGCACGAAAGCGGCGTATCAATGACTAATGGCGACCTATGTGATACAATAGGCGTATCATCGACCTATACTATTCGATTGCTTAAATCTATACAAAAACGCCTCGACGAAGACAATGCTGAATGAATCAATCTCTGAGTCCTTGACATATGTTCAGGATGAACCCGACATCAAGACCCTACGTTACGCTTACGACCAGACTGTAAACGAACTTGATGGTTACTTTGACCTCTGCCGTACTAGCTACGATGATCGTCGCAACTGGTGGCCGGGCAAGAGTCGTGATCACCGCAAGCACGGTGCTGATGCTTTCCCTTGGGAGGGTGCATCCGATATGGAGTGCCACCTTATTGATGAGCGTATTACGCGACTCGTATCATTGTTTATGGCATCGTTGAATCGAGCCAACGTACGAGCATTTCCAGTCGAGAGTGGTGATATTGGACGCAGCCGTGTTGTTTCGGGCTTCCTCAAGTGGATGGTAAGTTCGGGGTATATTCCACGCTTCTACCGAGAGATGGAACTCGGTGCTAACTATTTGCTTGAGCGGGGCATACTGATCACGTATGTCGGATGGCAGCGTGAAGATCGACGGTTCCTACAGGAACTTGATATCAATCAGATTGCACAAGTCAGCCCGGATGTAGCTGTTGCTATTCAAGACGGGAATGATGACGATGAGTTAATCGCCCTGCTACAAGCTACATTTGAAGGAACAAGCAAGAAGCGAGCAAAGAAGGCACTCAAGGCTTTACGCAAGGACGGCTTAGCTGAGTTACCTATTGTTCGCCGACAGGTCAACGCTCCGGAAGTAAAGACACTAGCCCCCGATGGGGACTTCTTCTTCCCTCCGTATGTGACTGACCCACAGCGAGCACCTTACTGCTTCTGGCGTACTTACTACACCCCACAGGAACTCGAAAACAAGGTTGTAACAGATGGATGGGATCAGGACTTCGTTGAACACGTTATTGAGAAGTATCGTGGAGTTAACATTGACTCAATTGACCGCGAGCAGGAAGGCACTCGCAGTATCAGCCTTACTAATAATGCTTATCAGGCCGACGAACTCATTGAGATCTGCTACGGATACCAGCGACTAATTGACCAAGAAGATGGTGCTGAAGGAATTTACTGCACTGTATTTCACCGCGAGTTCAGTGGTGACGAAATGACACAGGGCTATGCTAAATTTGAGTTACTGAATGGCTACGAGGATTATCCTGTAGTTGTCACTAAGCTCTCCGAGGACAGCAAGCGTCTATATGATACCTCTACTGTACCGTCGATTCTTCGTGGCTTACAGAATCAAGTAAAGATTGAGCGTGATTCACGTACTGATCGTAACAGCCTTTCTACGCTTCCTCCTATCCTGCATCCAGTTGGTCAAGCACCTACGGATTGGGGTCCAGGTCGAATGATTCCTTATCGCCGCAAGGGTGACTTGGACTTCGCTCCTACACCTCCACCTCCTACTGGCTCAATTGAAATGGAGTCCACATTACTTGACCTAGCTGATCGCTTGGTTGGACTTGATGAGGAGGGTAGCATTAGTCAAATTCGCAAGCAGTTCCTAGTTGATAAGTTCCTTAGCCACACAGCAGAGGTTCTGCGTATGGCGTTCAAGTGCTTCCAACGCTTCGGGCCGGACGAGATATTCTTCCGTGTTACTGGTGTGCCTGACCCTCAGTCATTCGACAAGGGCAGTGCTGAGGAGAACTTCGACATTATGATTAACTTTGATGTTCAGAACACTGACCCACAGACCGTGGAAGCTAAGACCCAGCAGTTCGTAGCATTGAACCAGTTGAACTCCAACAATCGTCTTAACGTAGATGCCCTTTTGGATGTAATTGCTACTAGCATTGACCCAGTGATGGCTGACGCAATCCTACAGCCAGTAGAGACAGCGCAGGAGGAAGTGGTCAAGCAGGTCACTGACGACCTAGCTAAGATCTTTGCAGGTATCGAGATGCCAGCACGTCCAGCGGGAGCACAGATTGCACTGCAAGTAATCCAGCAGTACACTCAGCAGCCCGATGTAGCACAACGTGCTCAGACAGATGAAGCGTTTGCTGCTCGACTACAGAAGTACGCAGGTCAGTACACATTCCAAATGCAGCAATCACAGAATGCTCAGATTGGTCGCGTAGGTACAGCACCTGCACAGATGGGAGAAATTGATACTCAGAACATATAATGGATAATATTACTGCATCGCAACAAGCCAATCGGCGCACAAAGCAACTTGAACTGGATGCGCGTGTAAGAAACGTAGCTGTTAATATCCAGGATCGCTTTGGATATAGTGCTCCAATGCTTTCTGGTATATTGGGAAATATCAATGTAGAAACTGGAAATACTTTTGATTATAAACAAAAGCAAAACAAAGGACCAGCCGAGGGTTTATTCCAATTTGATTTTCACAAGCCTAATTACAAAAAGTATTTAAAAAGGAAGGGCCTTGAAGATGGCGTGAGTTCTCAGGTTGGTTATGTTCACGACAGCATTTATGGGGACGAGCAGGAGCACCTAGGACAGGGAAACGCCAAGAAGCTTAGAAAATTATTTGCTGAGTCCACTGATCCCATAGAGATTTCCGATGGATTCCAGAATATCTTTTTACGACCCAAGAAAGAAAAGGCTCATACTGAGCGGCGTAGAGAAGCCAGCCGAATGTACTCACTAGCATTTACTCCAGCTCAATAATATGAATATTCAAGACGACATCAATAGCTTGCACAGCTACGAATCCTTTGCTCGGTTCATCAAGATGATTCACGAACTCCGTGAGGAAACCATCAGTGAGATGCACGAGGCATCCAGTGAGAACATCCAACAGGTATCCGGTCGTATTATTACGTATGATCAGATCCTGCAAATGTCAGGCTGGGATAAGCTTCAATTGAAGCACTCCGAAAGAATGTAAATACGTATGTTATAATGCACCCATCGCCTTCGCTCGGCGTTAATGAGTGGTAACAATATGACAGACGAAATCGAAACTGCTAACGCTGAGGCAGACCAAAGTTCAGTGGACAACAATAATATATCCGTCGAGGATTTCGCAATGCGGAGACTTGGGGAACTAAATCCTGTAGCTGAAGAGCCACAAGAGGAAGTAACCGAAGAAGCCGAGGAGCAGGTAACTGAGGAAGTAACTGAGGAGGAAACTGAGGAATCAGTAGAGACCGAGGAAGCTACTGAGGAAACTGAGGAATCCGCAGATGTTCTTTCACAGTTGGACTTGGACGATATGTCCGAGGAGGATTTGCGGGAACTGGCTGACAAGCTGGGTAGCCGTGCTGTAGCTCGATTCGGTGAATTGACTGCTAAGCGCAAGGTTGCTGAGGAACGTCTAGCTCGTTTAGAAGCTAAACTCAAGGAAAAGCCCAACCCACTACAAACCAAGAAGGTTGACAATAACCCCTACAGTAACCTCGATTCTATCGAGAAGTTACAGGCCAAAGCTGGGGAGGTCGATCAAGTTGTTGAGTGGGCTGAGGATATTCTGTTTGAGAGTGATGGCTATTCCGCTGATGACATCGTAACCGAAATCGAAGGTAAGGAGTGGACAAAGAAGGACGTGCGACAGGCTTTATTGAAAGCCCGTAAAGCACAGAAAACTTTTCTCCCTGATCAACTTGGTAAGGTCCAGGCACAAATGGAAGGGGAGCAGCTTGCTGATTCTTTCTCAGAACGTGCCAGAAAGGAACTGACTTGGTTGGAGGGTGAGGACAATGACTTACGTAAACAATTTGAAGCCACTGTAGGTGATGACCGTTTCAAGCAACTAAAGAAAGTTGTTAAGCGAGAAGCACCAGAGGTAGCAGCACAATTGGATTATTGGTTCGCTCACGCTACTAACAGTATTTACGGACGTAAGCCCGTTACTGAGCGTAAGACATCAGCAGTTTTAAATCCCCCCAAATCAGCAAGTCCATCAGCTTCCAAACCCGACAAGGGAATGGGAAGAACAGCCAAAGCCCTAAAAGAACTAGAGGCTCGGTTTAAACAGACGGGAAGTGCAAACGATTTCGCTAACCTAAGAAAATTCAAAATGGCTTCTAGCCGCTAATTCATTAACTAACTATATAACACTATGGCATTCTCTAATACATACGATACTACAAACACCGGTTCCGGTGTCTCTAACCGCGAGGACTTGACCGACGTCTTGACTATCCTTGCTCCTGAAGAAACTCCTATTCTTTCTTCTGCTAACAAGCAAAAAGCATCCGCAACTAAAGTTGAGTGGACTGTTGACGCTCTTGCTACCCCTAGCACTGCTGGGATCGCCGAAGGTGCTGACGTAACCGCATTCACTGACCAGTTCGCTGGCCGTGCTCGTCTTGGTAACCGCGTTCAAAAGTTCCGCCGGGACTACAAAGTTTCCGATCTGCAAGAAGCAGTCGATTCTGTTGGTCCAGCTAAGATTGCTCAAGCTGAAGCTAAAGCAATCCGCGAACTCAAGCGCGACATCGAGGCAAGCCTTGCTTCCGCTAACCCTCAAACAACTGAGGATGGTGATGGTGCAGTTAACGGCCTTGGTGGTCTTGGTGACTGGATTCAAAATGCTGCTGGTTCGGCTAACGTACCTGCTGCGTTCCAAACTCCAGCTACAAGCATTGCTGACGTTACTGACGGCACATTCGCTGAAACTGAATTGAACTCTCTGATCTCTTCGATCTTCAAGGTTACTGGTTCTACCAACAACCTTATGCTCGTTGCTGACACAGCACTCCGCCAAGACATCAGCGACTTCGCTCGCATCGGTGGCGCAAGTGGTGACTCAGTCCGTTCGGTTAACTACGGTGGCGAAAGCGGTACTATCAAGCTTTCGGTTGATCTCTATCAAAGTGATCACGGCATCGTCTCTGTTGTAAACGCTAACCCTGACTGTATGCCAGTACAAGCCGGCACTGCTGGAATGGCTGGTTACTTGGTGAATCCTGAATACTACGGTGTTCACGAACTCATCCCTATGGGCAGCTCTCGTCTACCAAATCTTGGTGGCGGCGAACGCGGATTCGTTGATTGTGCTTTGACCCTCGGTGTCTACCACCCTGGTGCTCACGGTAAGATCATCAGCGCAAGCTAAATAAATTCGCG